CAACCTCGACAGTCGCAGTATTCGAGTCATTATCTGTTACAGTAACGGTATAAGTGCCTGCAATCTTCCCTCCGATATACTGAGTGGTTGCATTTCCCGGAGTCCAGAGATACGTGTAAGGAGGCACTCCGCCACATGGAAAAGCCGCGACAAAACCTTCTGTGCCTTCATGAGTCGTGCAATTACTGTGAGCTGCCCTAACAGTTAACTCACCTTCATTAACAAACTGGAATCCATTGGCAACTTCAAAAGAAGCAATGTATGTGGCATTATTTCCGTCCGGCGCCCCCTCTTCGAGTCCGACAAGCAAGAAGTTTCCTGTCGCATAGATCTTACTCTCATCCAGCACTCCGCCGGCTTTTTCTCCAAAATCCAGCGTTAAAGGTTCTCCTGTGATATAAGCAGTTCTTAATGCTTCAATATCTCCATAGACAATCAGGCCTTCACAAGAGGCGGTAGCATCCCAGATGAGAGCTATCCTTTCGACAAATTTTCCCCCAGCTCCAGTAGTGCTAAGGCCGGTTTCCACTTTTACATTTAGTGTATGGCTTGTTGCATGAGCAATTGGTAAGCCATCCATGAAAACAAAAAGATCCGTGCCATTAATTTCATTCATAATCGTAAACTGTAACCTCAAACATCAGTCTGTTCATAAACACGTTTTCCGCTATATTGAATCCTTCCAGCATCCCTTTCAATATGATCCTTTTAGTTTTATCAACAACATATTTCAATTCAAGGGCGAGGCGGACCTGTTTTATTATGTCTTGAAGCATAGCATAATCTTCACTATAGCTGGTCACGCTGAATCCTATTGTGTCGTCATGCCAGCCATCCTTTGTATATTCCGGATCAAGGGTATTAATACCATAAATGATTGTTGGCAATGGAGTATCTTCATTTGCCACATAAGGGTAAATATTGTCCGCACTTACCAGTTCAAGTAAATCTTCATTTGCTTCCAGAAGGCTTGCTATATTCTTTCCGATCATTTCTTAAGCTTTTTATTTATCCTGATTATTGCACGACCAATTTCCTCATGCCATTCTTTCTCGATATTTGAAAACATCTCATGTTCAGTGGCATTATAGGCATTCTCAAAAAAATGGGTAGCAGTCACCTTACCCGTCGGTGCTCCGCCTTTTTTGCGCCTGAATCTCTCTGCAGTGCCATTCTCAATAAAATGAGCGTGCCAGCCCTTGTATGTACCGCTTAGTTTTGCACCGACAAGGATTGCAATCTCATTAGGGACCTCAACAGATCCTATGGATTTTCTTAGTTTCCCTGTCCTTTGTGGTGCCCCGGCCCTGGCAACTGCAATAAGTGGTCTGGCAGCTTTACGAAACGAGGATAAAAAGATTTTTCTCTGATCAATATTACTGAGTCCATTAAAAAAATCTTCCAACACCTGTACCTGAGAAACATCCACAGAAACTTCCATTATGCATTAATTTTTTCAAGCGTTAATCTCAAAGCTTCTTTTCGCCCGATTTCCTCGATATAGGTAATGATATATCTCTCTGATCCTTCGTCAATCTGAACCCTCATTGTTTCATCAATACCGGCTCGATATCTTATTATGAGTTCCATATTCCGGGAATAAAACTTTTCCTCGTTCGATAACATCCTGCTTCCCCCTGTATACCTAATTTCACCACGAGTTTCTATGGTAGCGGTTGGCCAGCTGTCAACAGAAGCATTATAATCATCCCTGGTTATTACTTTGGGATAGAATTTTATCCTGTGAAATAAATTACCCGCCCTCATTTGATAGTACGATTGCGAAAGGGTGAAATAAGGAATTCAAAGCCAAGAGGCACCTTTGATGCGGCGACTCCGAGGACAACAGTCTCACGCACATTATAATAATAACCAATAAGAAGTAGCATGGCCTGAGTAAGTCTTTTCCGCAGATTGCCATTTTCATCTTCAATATCTGCCAAATCCTCACCTATTTCAATTGCCACGGTATCTTCAACCATTTCGATAAGGTTCCAGATATAAAGATCATCATCATCGGAATCTACATTGAGATGCTTTTTAACGTCATCAAATATTAAATAAGACATTGTCTTTTTTTTATTAAGTAAAAGCTGGGGAAATTTTCATTCCCCAGCTATAAACTATGAGGCCTTTATTGCCATTGAAGCAAAGCTGTGTGCATAATAATCGCTTTGTGTCACACCGTGAACATCAGTTGCAAGGGCTCCGTGCAATCCCTTCGCGTCGAAATATGCGTTTATCACGATCTTCACCTGGTTTGTTTCAGCAGGTGTGAATACATCCAGGGTAATATCATATCCGCCCCATTGAGTGATGCATAAATCCTTCCAGTTGCCAAAGACAACAAGGTCGCCAGTATCATCGTCCCCGGCAATAGCACTCGCGGAATTTGACACAAGTACCGGGTAACCATTCATCTGATTGCCTTCCAGAAGCATCTTATCACCATAAGTTGCAACCAGCGGAATACCTTTCAGGATTCCCCGTCCCCCGCCATTGGTTATATATGCCAGATTGCCCTGCAATGCATTGCTAACATCAACAGCAGTTTCCAAAGCGATTACATTAGCCAATGTTGGAACTACTGAATTAGCTTTGGTATCGGCCCCAGTGGTTATCTTATAACCCATGCCTTGCGGCTGAGTAGCCGATCCGATTAAGATTCCCATGACTGTTGATTCAAGTTTCCGGGCTGTTGCATCGCGGATATTACTGAGCAAAAGAGCTTCTGCTCCAACGGCATCCTGGACAAGGAATGTCTTGCTTATAAGCATTTTAGCGGTGAGTCTCTTAGGCCCAAATTCAACCTCAGCAAAGGCTCCCGCTCCATCATCAGCAGCCACAATCTCACCCTTCCATAATACGGTCGTGCCGGCATAGCTGGGCATACTGACATTCCCTATACAATTGGGGAAGAAAGTAACACCAGCCCTGGAAAAGATAAGGGCGGCCGCAAGGGGCGGGATTATACTAAGCTTATCTTCACCGACAATCTCCTGTCCCTGGTACTGAGTTCCAGCCAGAATATCAGCCCTTTTTTCAGGACGCAAGGCATATCTGAACTCAGGCATTAACAGATCCCTCATTTCCGGATCTAATGAACCGGGGATAACGATATCACCAGTAGCCGTTACTCCTGCTTTACGGAAATCCTGTTTTCCCAGGGTGAAGATATTCCTTGCCTGATCATGGAAATTACGATGTTCAACCATCTCATTGATAGCTTTGAAAAGACTGAATTTCTCCCTGTTTTCGCCGACTATCATCTTTGGCGCTATCGGCTTTCCCTGATCCAGTTTAAAGGTTTCCGACTGGAGCTTAAGCTCCAATTCTGCGAGTTTTCTCAGATTTTCTTGTATTGTCTGATTCTCCTTATCGGTCATGTTTCTGTTTTCCGCGTCTGCCTTTTTGAATATATCATCATTGACATCCAGGAGAATCGTTTTAGCGTCTTTAATTTCGAGGGCTGTCATTATCGCTGGCAGAATGATAAGCCCCGGATCATGGCCGCTGGTGATAAAAAAGATTGCCATAACCGCATAAAGGATGAGTAAGCCAGCCTTAATAATAAAATTGAAATTTTTCATTTATTTGTAATTTTAAATTTATAATTGAGTTGCCTCATATACTTTTCCTCATCAGACAAGATCCTTTTCTCTGCTGGTAAATTCTCAGCTCCGGTGTTTGCCGGATCCGGATTACCAGGTTCATCAGGTATTTCATCCTTTTTGAAAGTATCAAGGCTCCTTATTGCCACTGTAGTATCTGAATATGCCTCGCGGTAAACTGGGGAGACATCATAGATTTGTTCAAATTTGAATATTGTTCTCAGGTAATTGCCATCGGTTTTCTTTTCCCATTTTTGGCCATTTTCTGCAACCGCAAAGGCAAAAGATGAGGTTGTGATATCACCCCGGCGGATATTCTCAAGCACCTGGTTCCCCAGGTCAAATGTCGGAGCATCAAAAGCATATTTCATCCCTTTTTTATCGACCTTAAGTTCCAGAGTGCCTTTCATTCTTTTACTCCGTGCCATAACGCCTCTTGATTTGTCATGGTCCAATACTGCCAGGACATCAGATTTCTCCAGAACACCGTCAAGGGATGTGTCCATTATAATCTCTCTGAATCCTCCCAAATCTTTTGAAAGACTATTAAAAACAATCCCATATCCTTCAATTCGTCTGGAATCTTTCTCTGCTCTCACCTCTGCCATCTCGGCCGGAAGACTTCTTGTCTCCCTGTCAGCTGTTATATTTTTTATTTCATCCGGATATGGCATAATTATTCCTCCACAATTTTTGTCAACATTATTTTTCTCTTCGCATTATATTCAATTTGATTGCTGACCTGAATTGAATTGGCACATGCTGTGATTTGCTTTTTAAGAAGTTCAGTCACCTGTTCTTTGGTGAATGTTTGCCGCTCTTTTTTTGATTCCTTCAATTTGGGTTCAAAAAACTCAGGTTTGCTCATTGGTGATTTTTCTTTCTTTGCTGTCATTATTCAATATGTTTTATCTCACCGTTTAATACTGCTTTTACTATTTCAATATGATAATTAATCTCATATTTTATGTCTTCTGCCCAAATAATAGGGTTTAAATTTTTATATTTTTCTCCAACTTTTTTATATACCCATGCCTCAATGTCGGAAGGGGTAACTTCCTGTTCTTTTTTGCCATTAACATATATTTTTACGGCGGCATCAATATCACTATCAGTAATACCGTATTTTTCTTTAATCTGGTCGATTTCACTTATTGGTTTTGATTCCCCTCTTATCTCTTTAAGTTTCATTTCACCATATTTTACAATTAATCTTTCCATTCCTTTCGGAAAATTATTTGCTTTCTGCATTACTTCCAACCATTCATTTGCTGTCATTATTCTATTCCTCCACAGTAGTTTTAACTTTATTATCAATTTTTGGTTGTTTCTGGCCGATCTTATCAACCGGCATCATGTTAACCTGTATCATAGGCTTATCTGCATTTTCATTATCCGACAGCGGGTTTCGGCATTCTCGTCTGACCTCATTGACAGTATAACCGCCGGCCTGAAACATTTTGCTGACATAGTTTGCCTTAGCGTCAAGATTTGCTCTCAGTAATTCGTTTATATTGAGATTTAGTTGTGTGCGGGCCCGCATGGAAGGGCGGAAAAGCTTCCTGTTAAATTCGTTCTCAAACTTTGCATCCAGGGGGCTTATGGTATCTGTCAGAAAACCAAGCTGGAAGGATTCAATATTTGAATATGTCAGGTTTTCACTATCAAATACCTTTGAGGGGGAGACACCAAAGAAACGGCATATATCCACTATATTGAATTTTCGGGTTTCCAGCATTTGCGCGTCTCTGGGATTAACAGTCACAGGATCAAATTTCAACCCTGATTCCATGACCGCAATTCCGCCGGGAGTTCCTGAAGCTGTTGAAAATGCTGCGGCCCAGGATGCTTTT